AATACACTTTAATATTTTAATATGCTTACTAAGGAAAATTTGCTGTCAGTTATTTCATTTGTTAGTGGTTTACCAGAGGATGCGATTAGAAGCCAAAATAGGGCGCGTGGCTTGGTTTTGTGCCGTCATGCTTACTATTTCATTGCAAGGCAAAATATGGGCCTTAAATTGGCTGAAATAGGGGAAGTTTTTGGTGCTGATCATACTACGGTGATTCATGGGGTACAAAAAGTAAAAGATATGCTTTCAATTGAGGATGAAATAACTTTAAATTTTATAAATAATATAAATTCTTGCATAAAAGAAAAATATTTAATCCCTACAATCCTAATGGTTAGCATCCCAAGCGAATTGGATTTCAACCAGGTTATTGATAGAATTAAAGAAATGGGATGTACTACAGAAATTATGAGAACAAACTTTGATGTTTAACATACATAGCAATACAGTAAAGCGTAAAGTTTACGTTTTGCTTGTTATCGTAATTAAGGTAGCTGATTTGTAATGCAGAATAATTCTGGTTGATCCAATCGTAGAGTTTTTCGTAATGTTCCATTTTGTTTGGGGTTTTTTGTTAATTGGGAATTTTTGGCGGGGTTTTTTGGGGTTTTTGGGGTTTTTGTGGCGCGGAAATTTTTGGGGGTTTTTGTTTTGTTCACTACGTTCACAAAAGATTTTTGGTGGTTAGGGATTTTTGGGGTTTTTGTCCGCATAGCCTGCCCTTAAGCCTTATGGGCTGCATAGCATAGCCTTAAGCCTTATGGGCTGCATAGCATAGCCTTAAGCCTTATGGGCTGCATAGCATAGCCTTAAGCCTTATGGGCTGCATAGCATAAGCCTTATGGGCTGCATAGCATAGCCTTAAGCCTTATGGGCTGCATAGCATAGCCTTAAGCCTTATGGGCTGCATGTTTTAAATAGGTTAATACAAAAAAAGCGCAATTTTATGCGCTTAATTTGTTTCGGCCTTATGGCCTCGTCAGTTAACCTCTGGCCTGTATTGGCTGCATTTCGTACAAATATTGATCGTAAAATAAACGATATAAAACATTGAATTTTTCATCTTCTATATTAATACAGGCACATTCGCCAATTTCAGTAATACATGAACCATGGGATAAATAAAGGCCTTTATCTATATTGGTAACAATTAGCCCCCATTCAGTAGCTTTGAGATAAGATAAAAAGTAAATATTCATAGAAATAAAATTTAGTAATTTATAAGCTGTATGCATCTTGTAAATAACCAATAATAAGGCCTGCGATAATTAACGCGATAATTAACCGTAATAAAGATTTATCTATTTTCATGTGGGTAATAATTTAGAGATATAAATTTGTCAAAATAGGCATTCTCCTGTGCTTCGATAAATTGCTTTGTATTATAACACTCATTAAACTCATCTATGTATTTTTTACAGTATACTTTGCGCTCGGCATAGTCATAATAAAATAAATCGCCTTTATTAATCTTTGCGCCTGTTTTACTGCAGTTGCTGTTAAATTTTGCTGTTAATAATTTCATAGTATTAATATTTATTTATGACAAAGCCTGATTGATCTTTTTTAGCATCGCCTTTCGCCTTTAATCCGACAATAACACCGGCCGGATCAAAATATCTTAAGTCGGATTGATCGCCATTAATTACAGGGATGCCGCCGTATGTTTCAGGGAGTTCAGCTGCAAAAACTGCGGCTATATTGCCGCCCATTGAAATAACTTCGAGGCATTCATCAAAATTACTTTCAGACTTACTAAATGTTAATTTGTAGTTAGTGCCGAAATAGCGCCTAAATACATTAATATTTTTCGTGTAATCATAAAAAAGTAAGTTTGAATAAAACGGATCGAGAAAATTAATACCGGTGTATTTTTTTATAAGGCTTAAATGATCTATATCGCTTGTACCGTTTAAGCGAATAGCGATTTGTTCAAAAGTACCGTTTAATAGGTCTGTAGCTTTGTTATGAATGCGCAAAATTTCATTAGCCAATTGAATATAAAAATATTTGCGATCATATGCCCAAAATTTGGATTTATTAATACGCGACAATTGCACATTTGAGAAACGGCCGCGGCCTGCGCTATATAAACAGGCTTTTTTACAGCCATCTGAGGCCATGGGACAAAGATTATGAGTGCCAATTATGTCAGACGGGGCAAGGTAAAGGATAAAGGTAGTTAGTTCATTCTTTGCGGTTTTACTGTTTGTTGATCCCTCAGAAAGTAAATTCTTTACTTTTTTGTAGCTTGCTTGAATAGCTGTTTTAGTTTGTTGCATAGTGTTATTTTTTATAGTGTATTAAATTAATTAGCTTTTCTTATTTCAAATTTTACGTCTTTATTGTCTTCAATAATCTGTTGAACTTTGCCTAAATTTTCAGCGGGTATTAAAGTTGCATAGATTAAATTAATTACTTGTTGGCCTGTAGATAAATCAAGAGCTTGAAATTTAGTTTGTCCGGCAAACTTTGCGTAAATTCTGTAGTACATTTTTTGTTGTTTTAGTTTGTTATAAATTAGATAATTCCCCATGCGCTGAGGTTAAAGAGAATAATACCGGCGAAAATTGCGATAATTGCGATAAATGCTTTCATGTTGTTTATTTTTTGTGTGTTTGAATTGATATATCAAAGATATGTAAATAATATCAATAATATAAAATAAATATAAAATTATTTATAAATATTTATTTCAATGATATGTAAATAATTAAATATCAATACTTTGTAAAAATTCTATTTATTTTTGACTATATGAAGCGCAAAGGATTTTACATAAAAAAGTCTGACAATGGTTTGTATTTAAACATATACAAACCGGATTTTATCCAATACATAAATGATCAAGACGGTGAATGGGTAAAATTTAAGATATTTGAAAAGCTTAATGATCCTAAGGGATTTACTCATAATATGGAATTAATACAGCAAAAAGAATATCTTTATTCAAGATAATTCAACTATGACAAACGAAAAACTTGATAAGTTAATTGAGAAACGCAATTGGGGTGGGGCAAGAAAAAACGCAGGCAGGCCCAAACGAATGGAAGAGGAACAGATAATTGAGAAGCTTCACCCAATGGCCACAACTGCATTCACTAAACTCCATGAAAAGATAAAAGAGGGGGATATGAAAGCGATCCAACTCTTTTGCGCTTACTACATTGGCCTCCCAACTCAGAAGATTGAAAGCAAAATAGAGGGTAATCTTAATAATATAGCCATCGAGATCATTAAACCCAATATTTTACTACAGGATAATAGGACAGTGCAAATTGAAGATAAAGATAATACATAAAGTATTGACATATAAGTATTTACGCGCCTACTTAACATAATATTAGTTATAAGCAAACCAACTTTTTGTAGTGTATTGGCAAGGTAGACGGGTAGGGCCGCCATACGATGGGGGGAACTTAAAGGATTTTTTTTTGGGCCGTGACCCCCTTTCCGCCCATAGTTTTCAGTTCGCAAACTGCAAACCAAATTTTTTTTTATTTTTTAAACTCATGTGAGCAAAGTGAACATGACTGCAAGTTTCTTACCTTTGGTTGACTTAAACTAAAACAATGAACGCTACTCTCCAAACTAACAAAATTTACGAAATCCTGCAAGAAAGCGACAAGCGTATTTCTGTAATGCAAGGAGGTTCACGTTCTGGCAAGACTTACAACATTTTAATATGGTTTATTGTAAAACTGTTGCAGGAGAATGGAAAAACGCTAACTATTGTAAGGCAATCGCTTCCATCCATTAAGGGTTCTGTTCTCAGGGACTTTGTGGACATATTAACAAAACTTAATATATATTCAGAGGACAATCACAATAAGACTGAGCAGATTTACTCAATGAATGGAAATACGATTGAGTTTGTTAGTGCAGATCAGCCACAGAAGATAAGGGGTAGGGCAAGGACATACTTATTCTGCAATGAGGCAAATGAACTCTCTTACGAGGCTTGGATGCAGTTAATTATGAGGACAGAGGGTAAGATAGTGATTGACTACAATCCTTCTGATGTGGCGAGTTGGATTTATGACTCTGTGATTCCGAGGGATGATGCTGACTTTAACATTACTACTTTCCGCGACAATCCCTTCCTACCTAAAGAACTGGTTGACGAATTAGAAAGATTGAAGGATGCCGACCCTAACTACTGGCAGATTTATGGATTGGGTGAGAGGGGATTGAGCCAAGATTTGATATACACCCATTACCGAACAACTGAGGAGATGCCAGAAGATGGTGAGGTTGTGTATGGACTTGACTTTGGGTTTAACGTGCCAAGTGCATTGGTCAAGGTTATGTTTGTTGAGGGTGCTGCTTATGCGCAGGAATTACTCTACGAAACCAGGTTGACCACAAATGATTTGGTGACCCGTATGATGAGATATTTTGCGATGCAGCCGAGCCAAAGACCATTGAGGAGTTGGTGAGGAACGGTTTTAATGCCAAGCACGCAAACAAAGATGTGACGGAGGGAATTAGGACTATAAAAGGCACTCCCTTGTTTATTCAGCAAGATAGTGTAAATTTACTCAAAGAATTGAAGAATTATCGTTGGAAAACCGATAGAAATGGCAATAAACTTGATTCACCGGTAAAGTTTGGTGACCACATACTTGATGCCTTGCGTTATAGCATTTTTAGTAAGTTAACAATCCCTAAGATAACTTGGGGGGCAATATAAATAAAAATGGGTTTATTTGATATTTTTGGTAAGAAGAAGGGGTTGAGTCCAAAACAGAATGTTCCTCCTTCCTTTCAAGGTGTTAATGGTGCAGTTTTACAACAATACAATCAAGAGTCTTATGTGATGGATGGCTACCTCGGCAATGCTGATGTGTATGCCATTGTCAGCTTTCTTGCGAGAAAGTCTGCGAGCATCCCTTGGTATGTGTACCGTTTGAACAATGGCGAGAAAGCCAGAACATCCTTGATGAGATACAAGCAACTTTCTCGTGGATTGCAAGCCGGTCAAGGTGCATACGAGCAAGCCATCCTTGCAAGGAAGAACGCTTACTCTGAGAACGTAGTGATGGACAC